TCTGGAAGGCGCAACCTGTAGGCAATTCTGCAATTAGGGGTGGAGGAAGGATTATGTCAGGAGGTATAGGTACATCTACTATTATAGGGTTTTCTTCCCTTATGTCGTCTAGTAGTATGTTTAGATCGGAAAGTACTGTGTAAGGTCTAACCAAAGGAACTCTCTTTCCTCCTCTTGGAAGGTAGTACAATGTGTAAGCTGTGCTACTAAGGGAATCCCTTCTTAAGTCTCCTGATCCTGTCAGTACGAACAATCCTTTAGGTCCGTTGGTTTGGAGAAAAGGAAGGTTTACGGGAGCTCCTTGTACTAACTTTACTCCTTCTATTAGCGGAGTGTGTTCTACATCGTATATGTCCATATAGAAACGCTGGAACTTGGATACCCATTTTAGTCTTATGGTATACTCTTTTCCGTCTCCGTCTAACTCTACCCTTTGAGAGGATATAGGATCTTTAGGTATTTTTATTTTTAGCAAAATCCTACTCCTTTTTTAGTTTATCTTGTGGCTGATTCGATAGCCTTTGACTTGGCCATATCTCTACTTCCAATCTCGTCTACAACATCTAATAATTCTAGCATGCTTATTGCTTCTTCCCAAGACCATTCAAAGGCTATCTCTACATAGGAGCCTAGCTTGGCTTTGCATAGTTTTAGGATCTGTGGGTAGGTTTGATTGATGTCCATGACTGCTTCTTGTAGGGGATCTTTTCTGTGGGGGGACTGCTGTTCTTCGGACTTCATTTCCCAGAAGTCGTCCATTCCCATATCTTTAATCTCCTTTCTTAAGGCTTCCTCTTCAACTTCTAGCTTGTTTCTTCCTGAGCTTTCTGGAGAAGAGTTAGGGGCTGTGCTGGGGTGACTGGGAGAGACTGCGGGGTCGACGCTTCTTGAACTGAATCTTCCCCTTTTCCGAAAAAATCAGGAAAGTTGTATTGAAATACCCTCCATATTACTTGGAGACATTCTGAGATGGTTTCGAACTGGTCGGGGTCTATGACGTAATATTTATTGTCTTCGAGGTCTAGGAATTCAGTTTGGTGGAGAAGGTCTATACATACGTTTGTGATTAACTTGGGGTCTATCTTTCCGAATACTTTAGATATGTCTACTTCTTCTGCGACTACTTCTTCGCCTTTTAGAGGAGAGGAATTGAAGTCTCCTACTAAGGCCATTATGGCTGGAAGATATGTCATAAGTACTTCGTTTGCTTCTAGAAATCCCAGAGCTGTGCTGCGAAATTTGGTGTCGCCTAGATCAAAAATTAAAGGCTTTCTTTGTGTCTTTCTTTTCATTGTTCTTTTCCTTTCTTCTTTTAAGTATAGACCCCCCTCGAAAGGGGGGTCTTGATTCTTAGAGTATGCCTTCGACAATTCCTTCGATGATACCTTTTCCTGCGCCTGTGATAGCGTAACGGATCTTCTCCGCTTCGCATACCCATTCTCTTGTTCCGATCTCTTTACCGAACCCAGATTCAGGCATTCCTTCTATCCAGCAATTTTTGGATAAGTAGAAAGTACCTTCACTGTTCTGGTCTCGTACCGCTATAGGAAATGTTAGATCTCCTGTAGGGTTTGCTGTATCAGAAATAAGCAGACCACTGAATAGTGTGTTTGCTCTTGAAGTCTGGTTCAGGGAGAATACGAATCTTCCGGTATCTGCTACATTATGAGAACGAGATACTTCTCCGTCCACAGAGACGTACTTGACAAACTTTGCTTCGTCGAGTGATACAGTTAGCATGTCAGTGTCACTGAATCCAGTAACCTGAACTCCTGCAACTGTGATGATCATGCGTTTTGGTGAATATGTGTTAACCATTTAGGTCTCCTTATACGAAAAGGTTTATTAATACTCTGGCCTTGTGAACAGCGCCAGCTAAGTATGCGATGACTTGAAGATCAGGAGCTATACGAGCTGCACGAGTGTTGGTTGGAAGGTCTCCAACTAATCCAGTGATGATAGTATATCCTGCTGCAGTTACAATGTTGCCATTGAGGTCAGTGCTTTGACAAAGTCCTTAATGAAATCTCGGTCTACATAAATCTCTATAACTCCAGCAGCTCCTTCTCTAAGGATGCCTACACCTTTGTCAGTAAGAGGAATCTTACGTCCAGACTTGTTTGCAGTAGCGATCATTCTTATTAGTTCAATCTGCATATCTGAAGCCAGATTATCAGAACCACGCATGGTGTCAATCCACTCTCTAGAAACTACTATTCCTTGACGGATGTAGTCTATACCTCCGAAGTTAGTGAAGTAGTTCCCACCTTTTGCTTCAAGGTTGGTGATGTTAGTCCTAGACAGGTTGTCTGCTACGACACCCTTTACCGGAGTAAGATCCCATGTGGTCATTCCTGCAGTTGTGGTCATCTTAGCGCCTAGCAGTGCCAACTCAATGAAGGTATCGTCTGCTGTGCTAGAGTATACAAAAGCTGTGCGATCGTAGTTGAATGCATTTAGTTGCCCGAGCAAGTCGTCCGAACTGGGAGTAGAAAGTTCTGGAACTGCCAATAGGTTGTCTGCGTGACTGTTTGAAGTGAAGTATAGCTTTGCTCTAGCTTCGACTTCAGAGGCTATCTCTAAGCAACCTGTTACAGAGTGATCGTATGTTGATAAGGCGTACCAAGAACAATATTCTGAGTCAATAGCAGCGATAGCCGATGCCCATGATTCTTGAGTTGTCCAATCTACACCAAAGTCTGTTTGGGAGGCTGCTACAGACGTGTCGTTGTCTTGAGTTACAGTAAGAGTAGTCGCAGCTAAAGTTCCTGAGATTACACCCGTAACATCAGTGTCGGCATCTACCAGTACTTGTACGGCTGTAAGGATGTCTTGAACTGCTTGAGGCTTATCATCTTCAGAAGTTCCTGAAGAGGTATGAGTATAGATTGTTCCACCAACAACTACAGAATAGTCATGAGAGTTCAATACTTGGTCTTCTAGAATAGTTAGTTCAAGAATGGAACCGTCTCTCCGGCCGATGGCCAGTTGGGCTGGTTTAGGACTTTGGGAGAAGAAAGTTAAAGCAGCTTCGTATGTCGGAGAGTCTGCTGAGAATCCATCAGTAAGCATGTCCTGAGAACGAGAATACTGTCTGAATCTTTCTGTGAATACTTGTTCGTCAGTAGCGAATAGTACAGCGTTAAAATTGACTTGAGTCAAAGGCTGTACGTCTCTCGTTACGTTAACTTCTACGATAAGGTCTAGGTTATTTCCTGCCATTGTCGTTCCTTAATTTATTTTGTTTTGTTTGGTGAACTATTGTCCACAGATTGTTACATTGGGGTCTGCAGTGAAAGTGATTGAAGATTCCGCATCTGCTGGATCTTCTGTAGGAGTAGTGAGTACTTCCACATTTATTTTCTCTACAGCTACAACGTCTTCGTCATAACTTTCACAAGAAGTTCCTAGTGTGATGTCGAAAGTTGCTCTCTCTTGGTATGCTGTCTTTATGAGGGGAGTTAAATCTGTTACTGATGTATGTCCTCTCCAAACGACTCCTACCAAGTTCATCTTATCTACCATCGAAGGATACTCTAATGTACTTTGGAAATTTTTAGCAGTTGATATTGCTCCTTTTCCGTAAGTGTTGATTCGGACTGTGATGTCTACGTCTTGCTTCATCTGTTGTCCGGAATCAGTTATGAAACCTTCCCAAGCCTGCCCTACAGTTGTCATATTCAGAACTTGTAAAGTAGCGTAAGCTTTACGAGGACTGTTTTGGTCAAAGGGGGCCTGTATTAAACAATAGTCTTCATTTCCTCCAGATAGTTTAGGTAGGAAAATAGGAACTAGGCTATCTAGAAAATCTTGTTCGTCTATCATAGGATATCTCCCTCTAGCAAGGCCATATATCTATAGTGGGGCAAGGTAGAGAATAGTGGGTCCCAGTCGTCTGTCTTCTGGATCTGGTATCTTTTTCCTTTGTAGCTTAGAATGTCTTTCTCTTCCAAATCTACGTGTAAAAACATAGTCTTAAGGTCTGATACTCTTGCTCCTTCGGGGGCTCTTACAAGGTCCTCTCCGGTTACAGGTTGTATGTTTCCTGAGACTGTTATGGAGTTTTCTTTAGGAGAGGAGAATCTTCCAGTACTTTTATCTAACTCCCCCTCAGTGATTCGAAGTATTGTAATGGGGCCTTCTCTTACGAACATGCTCATTATTTACCTCTTATTTCTCTGTTTAGACTTCCGGTAGTTCTTACTTCTAGCTTTGTGGCAAGGTCAAAAGTGTCTATGCCTATTAAGGAAGGATCGGAAACACCTTTTGCTCTTTTCTGTCTAATTGTGCTTTCTGTCAGCTTTGCTGCTTGGAACCTTTGTTGGTACAAGTGCATCTGAAGTATTTTTAATAGGGATTTTTTGGTCTTCTGTTTAGTATCTCTACCTGCAAAAGCTTCTCTAGTGAATTTACCCAGTACCTGCATTAGCTGTACTCTGGTTCCTGAGTTGGTAGAAACGACCGAAGAGAGCCATGGGCGAGCTACTTGATTATCTGTACCAAATTCTAACATAAGTCCCTTAGAGGCGGCTTTCTTAGTGAATAATCCTAGATGGAAGGTTATTCCTTTAGTCTTTCCTGTCCCGAACACGGCTGCGAATTTCTTTAGCCCAGAGATATCTAATTTTACATGTCTTCTCTTGGTCTTCTTTCCACTCTTGGTACGCTGAAGGCCTCGTGCCATTCTGCCAGAACCACGCCTACTCATTAGTGGATGTCTTCTATATTTTCTATTCTATCAGCAAAAACTAACTTATTGACTCCTTTGTCTGTAAGCTTGACACCATCTTGGTATATCTCATCGTCGTTGTCTACAGTGGATCTGTCGTCGTTGAAGATTCCGGTTAGTTGCATGTGTGTGGGAGTATTTCTACTAACAGAGTTAAGTAAATCGTCTCTTAGTATCTTTAAGTTCTTGAGGATCTGTGATTGGGCTTCCGAAACTTGTCCTGTCTCTTTGTCTACAAGAGTTGCTGCTTGTGATATCTGTGTGTTTAGGACGTCAATACAGGTCTTTCCTATATCGTTGTCGTTGTCTTCTAGGAAGTATTGTATTTCTTCGTCTTGGACTACTACAGGGGAGTACTCACTAGTTTGGCCTATCTTTAGTCTGACCTGAAACAGGGGAGTTGTGTTAATTTTAGTAACATCGTAAGAAAATGACATTTATTTTTCACCTTTGATTTGCAATAAGTTTTGGCGGGTGCTATTGTACTGCAAACTAAAGGAGAACAATAATATGAGTAAGTACAAGCAGACCGATCGTCAGATCGGTCTGCTCTAGAACTTAGGCTACACAGTTCTTGAAGAAAAATCCAAGGTCTGCTGTAACTATTTCATTTGAGTAAGCGAAATACCCGTCTACGTAATGAGTGAAGTTGACTTCGTCGAAACGAGATCTGATCATTAAGTTAGGAGTATCAACACCGCCAGCCATAGTCAGGCTAGAAGGAGAACCCATCAAGCCAGCTGTTAGACCGTCGTGTTTGAAACAAGCAGCAGCAGTACGTGCGTACTTGTTGAAAGAAGGCTCATTGTACATGAGTAAGCAAGACTTCTCGAGCATCCACTTCATACCATTACCAAGGTCACCATCGGTAGCGAATGTAGGAGTAGAAGTTTGGCCGAAGCTGTGGTTCTGGGTATCACGATCTGCAAGTGCAATAGAAGTGATGTCCTGATAAGTCATTTCAACAACAACGATATTCGCAGTAGGAATTTCTAAATGTTGAGAAAGGATTGCTTTGACTTGACTTTCGCCACCGTTGATGCTAAGTGTGTTAGCAGCCCACTGATTGACGTTGTCGTTGTCTCGGATTTTGTCCATGACTTCACGAGGAATCAAGAGCTTGTTAGGGCGAATTCCAGAGTTCAACTGGATAGTACGGATCGCTTCCAACATGATGTTGATAGGATCAGAAGTAGAGAGCTGGAACTGCAAGAACTGAGCTGGGTTTGTTCCTCCAATGATTTCAGTCTTGTCACCAAGGATGTACTCACCGCCCCCGCCTGTAGAAGTAACAGTAGCTACTCCTTCAGCCTGAAAGCCCCAGACATCGTCAACTAAGTAAGAGTTGGCGAAATCTAGCTCGTAGTCAACTACGAAGTTGTTTCCTAGGAAACCAGCTGCATCGAGAAGAGGAGACGAAGAGTCAGAAGCTTCAACGATTTCGTCTACAGTAACTGCAACTGAAAGGTGCTTAGAACCAATCAAGTAAGTTGCGTTGTCAGCAGCGTACTTGGCGACTGGAGGAACACTACCCGCAGTGCGCGAGGCGACCTGAGAAGACATGAAGAACTGCTTGTCATATCTCCAGTAAAGACCAGTATTTAGTTTACTGGACTTTGTAGGGATAAGACCAGCAGCGTAAGTATTGGCTTTAAGCTCCCAAGCTGCTAATGTAGTGTCACGGATTTCTTGGAGGATGTTGTTGTTAGTATGGTCAATAGCTGGCATAATTTATTTCCTGTATTATTTTAATTTATTTAGCTTCGAGAGCTAGTTCTGCTTGGACTTCTAGACGAGCTTGCTTGGAGGCGACAGTAGGTCGTGCGCCTTTTTCGATAAGCTCTTCTCTTCGTTTGAGGATCAATGCTGACTCGTCAAGCTTTTCGCCATCGTCGCCTGATTCTCCAGAATTCTTAAGGAGAATTGCATTGTCTTCGATGTTCTTCAATTTCTCAAGCCGCTTGATAAGCTCTGTGTACTCTTCTTCTTCGAGAGCACCTTTGCACTTAACTAGAACAGTTGCGAACTTTTCGGAATCATCTGCTTTAAGTTCTTTAGACTTAGAGACCATTTCGGTAAGTACACGCTCTTTGCGAGCTTTTTCGATCCCAACAAGCTCTACAGCCTGTTCGTCTTTTTCTTTCTGAAGCTGAACTTTCTCGGCTTCAAGAGTAGCTTTAGCCTTTTCGACTTCAACTAGTTTTTCATCTGCATCGGCTTTAGCTTTTTCAAGTGATACGATTTTAGCATCATTAGCTAATTTTGCTTTAAGAATTTCTTCTTGTTTCTTCAGTTCGTCAGTAGACATATTGTCTTCCTTTTGCTTGTTTATGTTAGCTGCCGTAGCAGGGGTTTCTTTACGCTTTAAAATAAGCGCTTCGTCATGCTCGATAGCACCATGATCTACAAGGGCAACGTGGCATTTCTTTTGGCTGAAGTCAAGATTAGATAATCTTCTTTCAGCTTTTCTTATGTCGGACATTAGATATCCTCCGTTTCTGCTATAGCGCCAATGGAGAATCCGTTGAATTTTCCGTCCTTGACATCGTCTAGCAATTTTCTGGAATTGCACTTTAAAGTGAGCATCCAAGTTCCTTCGGGTAATTCAACACCATTGGAGATCATACTCTTCTGCAAGATGTAGCATTCAGTAAACTCAGCGGTCTCTGGGTCTAGTTGAAACTCATGTTGTAGATTTGGTTGCATGCAGTTCTTTTGGAAGTTCCTGCAGGCTTTGAATATTTCTTCTTTGGATATGATATCGCCGTGAAAGTCTACGTAAGGTTCTGGTATGAGTGCAGGAGCAGTTATCTCCATGCGACCATAGTCAGCCTTTGCTACATATTCTATATTCATGGGGTATCCTCTTCAACTTGTTCTTCTTCTCGTAGCAGTGTAGCGGCTGCTAAGGCTGCTAGGAGGAAGTTTCTATCGAATAGTTGAGCTTTTGTTATGGACGGTGAGGTATTGCCTACAGTAGGCCTTACTGCTCTTTGAGTCCTAAATCTGTTTAGTAGTAGAGCTGGGGCTCTTATCTCCTGTGGTGTTAAGGGAGATATGCTGGGTATTGCTGAAGTAGAGTCTTCTGTATCAGTGTCTTGATTATCAGAACTGGTAGTGGTAGTTATGTCCACTCCCTTTCCTGAGCTGAAACCTGCAGTGACTCCTGCTGATAGGGAAACTGTTCCTGACCCAAGTCCTATACGCGCTAGAGCATTTCTGATCCTGTGCTTATGCTTCTTGTGGACGGTCGATCCTAATTCTACAGGTGCTGCGTATCTTAGGGAACTACTTACAAAAAGAAATTCGCCTGTTAATCTTACTTGCCAACTTCTTCTGTATGCTCCGGTGTCTACTGCTGAAGCGCCTTTAGCTGCTGCTTCGGCCTTCTTAGCAATCTTAGGGTAGTCTTCGGGGGAGAATCTTCCTACTAGGTTGTATTTATAAGTAATCATAAGCTACTCCCAGTGTTTGTGTCCTCTCCATCTAACTACATTGTACCATGTTTCGCATCTAAGATATCTAACAGGTAGTACAATTATAGCTTTGTACCATTTTAGCTTCGGAGTGTTAGCGTCTTTCTTCATTGTTCGGTAGAGAAGCTTATCTGCCTTCTTCCTAACTTTTCTAGAACCTTTTCCCTTAAAAACTCCTTTCTGTCCAAGGTAGTAAATAGCGTCATGATATTTACTGCCTCTTCTGGTCCAAGGAGAATCTATGGTAGGTCCGGAAGCTGACCACTCAAATCCAAAATTGGTAGTGACCTTACCGTCTTTTTCTACCTTCACATAACCATCGTCAAACTCATATCCTAAGATATCTGTCTGGAAGGTTTCTGTGTAGAGAGATTTGAAGAAGTTAGGCAGGTCTCGATAGGTATCGTGGAAATCCATAGTCATATTCCTATTGAAGGTTTGACATTCGTTAGGGTGTCTAGACTGAATAGTTGTGTTCTCTCGTCAGGCAGTAAGGAGCTTCCTCCTGTAGTGATTACCACTACTTCCACCTGAGGAACATCTATCAATATATTAACAGCTACTCCTCCAGTAAGAGGACTCAAGTCGAACACCTCTACTCCTGCAAAGTTATCGTCTGTGAAAGTCTCTCTTGTAATAGTCAGAGTGTGGCTAGTATCGTAAGGAACTATTCTACATCCGTACAGAAGCTTTACAAATTTAGGAGTGAAGGTAGTGGCGGTCTTCTGCTCATTACCTCCAGAAACAATCATTGTCTTGAAGTTTCTATGGGCTGCTGTAGATACTCGCAAGGCTCTAACCTCTCGATAGATGTCAAGAGTATCTATTGACGTAGCTACAGTAGTCGCTGAGAGATATATTCTCTTATTTGGGTAATCTATCGAATCAATTAAAGCCATAACTTAACCTATGCGTTATTGTCTACTGGAGGTACGCAGGATACAGGAACTACAGCACTTCTACTAATAGTGAATTCAGTGAGTGCTTGTGCCACTCCTCCGTCTCCTTCAACCTCAACTACGCAGATCTTGTCTACCCCCGCAGAAAGTCCTGCTTGTGTATTTCCATCATAGTCGTACTCGAAGCTAATAACATTAGTCACTGCGTCAGTATTTACTACTCCGTTAACATCTGCTAGAGCTGAGTTCTTAACTACAACTGCTGCTGCTGTGTCAAAGTCAGCTAGAGCTGCTCCATCTAAGTACATTACTCTGTACCACGCATTAGTGTCTGCAACTGCATTAGGCCCAACTGTTATGGATACTTGTACAAAGAAAGGGTAGGTTTTGGCTGCAGCAGCATCATCAGTCTGTACGACGTTCTGCTTTTCAGCTGTGGACAATCCTTCAATGAATAGTCCTTCACCTCCGATAGACTGAGTAACAACTTTACCTGCTACTCTAGTATACCAGACTCTTCCTTTGTTGCCTACATAACTTCCTGCACCATCATCGATGTCAGTGGTTTGTAGTGCCAGAGCATCTAGGTAAGCAGCACACTGAGAGGCCGAACCTTCTGCAGAGTTAGACAGTACCCATGTAAAGTCACCGTCAGCTTCGTTAAATCCAGTTTCTGTTTGTGGAGCAACGAGCTTTTCAAGACTCATGCCTGTCCAAGGAGATATTTGTGATCCTCCGAAAACGTCTGCTAATGCGAAAGTGTTTGCATTTTCTACAGATTCACCTACACCGTATCCTCCGGAAAAACCAGAGAATTCGTTAATACCTGCTAAGGTTGAGGTAGACTCACCTGCGATGTTACCAAAAGTTCTAACTCGTGTTACTAAGGTGCGAGAAGTAAAATCGAAATCTCCTGCACTCGCATCCCCGTTAGCTGTGTCTCCAAACACTTGAATAACTTCATCGATATCTCCTGTTCTGAAGAAATCTGTCCATGTTCCTGCCTGAGCTGTAACCTCGTCCGTAGCAGTAAGCAAAGCGTAGTAGCCTTGAGAACTAGAATCGAATGGGACCAAAGAACGAACACCATGATAGATACGGTCTACTGAAGATCCTGCATCTGAATATTCTATGAATCCCGAGCCTCGAATCTTAAAGCGGTCATCACTGGCAGAGGTAGAAAGTCCTCCTGCGTACAGTTTGTTTCCGTTGAAGAAGTTAAAAGCACCTGCAAATCGATAACCGGAAGGGCCGTCGATAAAACGCTTAAAGTTTCTTAAGGTTTCGTCAGTGCGTCTTTCTTGGTTCTCGAAGTTATAGATACCTCTCATAGTTGCACCAAGTGCGTTTGTGAGAGGGTTAGCTTCTGAGCCACCTCCTAGATCTACATTAGCTAATTCTTCTGCTGTTATGAGTTCTATTATACCATTGGCACTATCGAAGAAGATATTACCATCTGGAGTTCCTGCTCGTCCTTGAGTACTTTGTACTAGGAGAGTACTGTAATTTGTTTCGTCAATTAATACTGGAGTAGCCATTATTTAATTAGCTCCTTATCGTTGTTGTAAGAATCTTTTGAAATTGTTCCACCATGATCGGACTGCATCCAGTTCAATACAAATGATTTCACAAGGAGTGCTGCTCCTGCAGCCGAGACAGTAATTGTCTGGCCAGTAACAGGGTCAAATACGGTAGTGGTGGTAGTCTGGACAGTCTCTAACATCCTATGTGTCTGATGCGTTCTGTCCATTCTCTGAGTCACATTGTCTTCCTCGTCTTTAAGGAGGCTCTGGATGGTAGTGTTTATCCAAATACTTCCTCCCTCACTGGGAGTGTCTATGACTACCTGTTGCGCTCTTAGTCTAGTGATCATGCGGAGCCGTCCTGAGATAAGGTTATGGCCAGAGTGTTTGTAACTACAGGCATAACGTATAGTTGCCCGTACTCAGTACGTCCAGCTTTAAGAACTTGCACCCAAACTGAGTTGCCTCCGACTACTGATGTAGTGGAGAAGGTAGAAGCTATTGCGCTTTCTATCCCATCTAATTCAGTTCCTAAGTCATTACCCGTCCCTGCTTGATAGTCATATATACGTACTTCTGCCCCGAGTAATGTGACATTAGCACTTACTGTTAGTGTTAGTAAAGGAGGATTGACTGTAATACTTGGGCCTGTATTGGTCGTAATGGTAGTCAATGCATCAATAGTTATTATAACAGCTCCACCGCTTGAGTTTGTAACCTCGTTAATAGTACAACCTGACAGCGTATAAGTTCCTGAGGTATCAAAGTCTAAAGCGCCTGTTACAGATAGTCCTACGAAATCCGTAACTGAGCTACCTACGATGTCACAGTCTCCTTTGATTGTGCCAGAGTCTAGGTTTGCTCCATTTGAAACTACGTTAGATCCTGAAGAGAGATTAGTTGTCCCGTTAAAGTATACACTGCTGCCCATGGTGAATTGGCCCATGCCAGAATATGTGCCTGTAAGTGCAATCACACCATCATTATTGTTATCAAAATCCCAAGGACTAGCAACTCCCCAGACATAAGTTCCAGACAATTCACACGTCCCATTTACAGCACTATTGGGTACACGACAGTAAACCCTAGTTCCTTGTGTTGATATTCTGTATCTAGGATCTTTATCTGTGGCAGTTGCTGTAGAGGGAGAGATGACTGTTACACCGTTATCGTTAAAATTTGTGGTCGTTGAGTCATCCCCGATCTGAAATGCAACAGGTATGAAATACGTGTTCGACAGCTTTTGCACCCAATTACCTATGGCCGATGATTTAGATACTCCAAGCACCTCGTCAATGAGGTCATCAAAATTTGATGTTGATGTAAATTTAAGGATATTAGTGCCGTTTAAATCTGTATCAAAAACGTGAACTCTTTGTAGATATATATGTGTACTTGAGCCGCTGGGTTCAGATACACTCGTGGTATACATTCCGTAAGCCTCAACGTTACTGTCATCAAAAGTGCCAACCTCTCCCCCATCATCATCATGATCTGGTGTGGTACTCATATCAATAACAAAGGCATTGCATCCTTTCTGAAAATATCCTGAAATAGCATCAATTCCAGACATAACAAAGTCACGATAGTTTCCAATTCCTGTTCCCGAAACTATCCTTAACTGCGTACCGCCTGTAGACATCAATCCTTGCTCGAATCTATTAGGAGCATTGAACTGCCAAGAGCCCACAAGAAGTTTAGTTTCTATACTTACGTCAAAATCGACTGCGCTGTCTAGCGATGGATTTCCATTAGTACCTGATTCGTCAAAATTAAAAATAGCTCCCTCGGTGGTGCCGTTGCTAACTACGTACTGCGTGGCTCCATAAGTTCGAGGAATATTACCAATATTTTTTGTACTATTAATACTACTAGGGGAGCCAATTACTTCGCGAATTTTAGTATCAGCATCTTGATCATTAAGATCTACTGCTTCGGGGATATTTATGGACATATTATCTATACCTTAATTATTGAAATTGTTTTACTTTGCCATACTCCAGAGTTGTATATAAGTACTATGCCCACTGTCCAGACCTGTCCATCGTACGAGAATACTTCTTCAGTGCTTGTAAGCTCTGATCCTGTGTAGGCTAAACTCTTAGTGTGGCTAGTTATCCCTTGAAAGTCGTCGTAAGTTAGTAGTGTTATTTTGTTGCCTGTGTA